GTGAGCACTCTCGCGCGCTCTTTCAGCGAGGTCACGACAGGCATCCGTGACCGCGCACGCTCGAACTCCCCTGTGCGCCGCAACAGCCACAATGCTGGCGGTTCCGAGGTGTCCCTATGGCGCACGCACAACACGTTTCCGAAAACCGAGCACAACGCGCGGATGCGTGCGGCCGAGGCGTTCGAGCATGAAACAAAGCTGCCGGGGAAGCGCAACGGTGCCCTCGGTTCGATCGGCCTCGACGTCCTGCGCTGCCTGCTGCGCCTGCGAGGGCGTAAGGACGGCCGGCTCGATCCGACCTATCAGTGGATCGCTGACAAGATACACAAGTCGCGTAGCGCCGTTGTCGAGGCCGTCGCACGCCTGAAGGCATGCGGCTTCCTCGACTGGATCCGGCGGTGCGTACCGATCGAGGACGCACTGCCCGATGAGCAGCAGAGCGAGCAAATCTCGAACGCGTTCATCCTGCTACAGCCGCCAACGGTGCGCGAGTGCGTTCGCCGTATGCTTCGTAAGCCTAGCGAGTTCGTCCGCGCGGTTGCTGAGAAGCTGGCACGACAGAAGAAGCTGGACACGGCCACAGTCGACGACGTGATCGCCGAAGTCCAGAGCCCCGAACTGCGCGCCATCCTCGCCCGGGTGCGCGCTTTTGTTGATAGTGCAAATCCGCCGAGCGGTCACACAGAGGCCCTGTAAGATCTAAATATAGGAGGAACGCCTTTGGCGTGCGCAGTTTGAAGCTCCACCAAGCCCCCGAGGCCCCGAACCCAACGGGTTCAGCATCCAGCGACGGCGGGTGAGCGTGCCGGCTTGCGCCGTCCCGTGCATCCTGGGGAGGATGGGCAAATTCGGTGCCATTTCAATCATTCACTTCGCTCTGCTGCCAAACCGTGTGCCCGATGGCTCAAACGAAAGGGAAGCGAAGCCCTCGCTTTCCAGCACTGGGAGGCAGAAACCTGTCGCTCCGTATGCATGGCCTTCTGTACGGTCTACACACAACGCGAAATTTATCGGTAACATCAGTTCGACGACAAAACGCGGACACTCAGGGACGACCTTGCAGTTCGCCCCTCGGCAGCCTTCCGCTCCCTTGCCTGAGGACGCACTTTACCGATTGTCCCGCGCCCTTCTTTCGCCGAAAGCTATCAACCTCTCATTCCGTCCAGCCTGATATTCTGCGGCTGTTATAGGCTCGCAATTTCGGTCGTTCATTGCGATAGTCGCGGCGCAGTGGGGCGATCCGCCCGTTAAGCCGAGGTAGACGGTCTAGGATGAGTAACGTGCCAGACGCAGACGAGTTAAATGTACGAATAATTCAGGGCGATGCTCTCGATGCGTTGGATACGGTTGTAGACGGTAGCGTTCAACTCGTTGTCACCTCTCCGCCCTATAATATCGGTAAGGCGTACGAGAGGGACAGTAAAATGTCGCTCGATGAATACTTTGAATGGTTGAATCCGATTATAGAAAAAATCTGTTCAAAGGTTTCAAGTACTGGCAGCATATGTTGGCAAACCGGAAATTTTGTACGAGGCGGCGAAATAGTGCCACTCGACGCTTTTTTTTATCACGTTTTTGTAAAGGCCGGATTTAAGCTTAGGAATCGGATAATATGGCGGTTCAATTTTGGATTACACGCAAATAAGCGGTTTTCTGGGCGATATGAGACGTTACTTTGGTTCACCAAAGGTGATAGCTACACATTCAACCTAGACCCCGTTAGGGTCCCGCAAATTTATCCCGGAAAGCGTCATTCTGCAGCGAAGGACGAGGGCCGGGCAGGTAAGCCAAGCGGGAATCCCAAAGGCAAAAACCCGGCAGATTTTTGGACTTTCTCAGCTTCTGACGCCTTTCATGACGACCCGGTCTGGGAGATCCCGAACGTCAAGGCTGCGCATCCGGAAAAGACCATCCATCCTTGTCAGTTTCCACATGAACTCGTCGAACGGTGCATTCTGGCCCTGTCCGCACCCGGTGACCTTGTCATGGATCCTTTCTTGGGGGCTGGTACCACGGCAATTGCCGCCGTTAAGTCTGACAGACGGGTAGTGGGCATCGACAAAAGTGAAGCTTATGTCGCGCTAACCATTGATCGACTAGCTAAGCTTCAAGTCGGCGATCTAAATCTGCGACCCTCGGCCAAAGCGATAAGAGTTCCCAGGGCGGGGGAGCGAGTTTCGAAAATACCAGACGAATGGGTTAAGGGGGCGGTATAATGGCGAAAGCACCGGTCGGGAAAAAGATTAAAAAGAAGGTTCTTTCAGCCAAAGAGAAAGCTGACGCAAAGCTGCAAGGCGACCACCGTAAATTTGTCAGGTCTGTGATCCAGGGGGTTGGTTTTAACCGCGCCACTGGTTTATCTGATAAAGAGTTTACGTTCGATAATCAGACGTCAGACTTTGATGATATATTTGTCTATGAGAATCTGATTCTTTTGGCAGAGTATACTACTTCGCAAAGTTCGGCTGTCGGTGGACACCTCAAAAATAAAAAGATCATTTATGATAAGATCATTGCTAACCCAGTTGGATTTATAGACTTTTTAAAGGAAAAATTTCCAAAATCAGTCGACCAATTTCCCAAAGGCTATCACAAGACAAAATTAGTCGTTAAGATTCTTTATTGTTCAAGATTCGATTTCGATGGGCATCATCGCGAAAACATCAACCAGATCAGCTATCTCAACTACTCAGAGCTTCGATACTTTGTATCGGTAGTAGCCGCTATAAAACGCTCTGCTAGGTTCGAGTTCATCCACTTCTTGGGACTTGATCTCAAGCAAATAGGCGAGAATGGTTCGCTTGATATAAGTTCTTCATCTAAGGATTACCACGGATCCATTCTGCCAGAAGCTCATTCGAATTTCGACGATGGATACAAGGTTGTATCTTTTTATGCAGACCCGGACGTACTTTTGCGAACGTCGTATGTTCTTCGAGCTGACGGCTGGCGAGATTCTTTGAACGTTTATCAAAGAATGATATCACGCGCAAAAGTTGAGGGAATTCGCGCCTATCTTAAAAAAGAAAAGCGCGTTTTCATCAACAATATTATTGTTACTCTTCCTTCGGACGTAAAGCCTTTGGATGTGGATAACAATACCATCGACGCTAAAGGTTTGATAGATACAGCGCCGGTAAAAATAAAGCTTCCGAGTAAGCCGAATTCCGTTGGGTTGATTGATGGACAGCACCGGGTTTTCGCATATTACGAGTCGGAAAAGGATGATGTTGAGATTGCTGCGCTTAGGAAGCAGCAGAATCTCCTTGTGACTGGAATTATCTATCCCGTTGGAATGCAGGCTATCGCTCGAGAGAAATTCGAGGCGAAGCTTTTTCTAGAAATCAACTCAAATCAAACAAGTGCTAATTCGACGTTGAAGCAGGCGATTGGAATGGTCCTAGATCCATTTTCTAACGAGTCTATCGCTGCGAGAACTCTAGCAGGGCTCGCGAGAACAGGGCCGCTCGCGGGGTATATCCAACAGTACTTTTATGACACTGACAAGCTGAAGACGACTTCGATCGTTAGTTACGGGCTAAGGCCACTGGTCAAAACAAAGGGTCAAGACTCTATCTTCAAAATATGGAGCCATGCTTCGAAAGAGGATGTCAGCAGCCAGTCCAATGATGAAGCATTGGAGGAGTATGTAAAGTATTGCGTTTCTGTAATTAATATCATGCTGGGTGCTGTTAAAAGTCGCGTGGGTTCCGCGCGATGGGTCACCGACAAAAAAGTCGACGGATACATACTAACGACCACATATATTAATAGCATCTTAATAGTGTTAAGAATGTTGATTGAAAATGACAAAGATATATCATTTGATGCATTGTCAAAAAATCTTGTAGGTCTAGAGAAGTTTGACTTTAGCCAGTATAGGTCAAGTCAGTACAATGCTATGGCGATAAAAATCGTCGAGACATACTTCAAATGAATATAATCAATATTGCGTGATTTCGTTTAAGTATTGTGAGGTTAATATTTAGCAGGCGCCACGGTTTGTTGTATCGGTTGCGGGGGCGTGAGACGAACTACGCCCCCGCTGAAACTGCACCTAAACGCAACGTGATAAGCTCCTCCCTGCGAGCGTGCCTATAGGAGCTAGGCGGGATGAGCCCGATTTCAAACGCACCTTTTCCGACACGATAAGAACCGCTGGCGAGGCGGGGGAATTACGTGTTTCGTGGGGTCGCGGATGGCAATAGGGAGCGGACGGTCGACGATGCAATATCCTTGCGACCAACTTTCTCTGATCGCCGGCATACGTGAATTCGGTGCAGCAGCTAAAACACACGTCTGCCTTTCTCATGCGATTTAGGTGCGGCAATCTGCATCCGACCGATGCGCTCGAAACCGCCCCTAAAGGCTAGGCTTTCGGCTCCTCTGCAGCACATCCGCAAACTGCATCCAAAGCCATCAAAAAAGCTCGCGGGCGAGGCGGGGGTTCTTGCGCGATATTTGGGGTCGGCGGGCTGAGGGCGGCGCCCCGTGCTGGTCACCGGCGTGCGATGGTGCCGCTTCGGTCCGTCCAATCGGGCCGCGTCGAGCGCGCGCGTGATCCGCATGCCGTGCAGCGAAAGCGCTGCGCCAGAGGCGGTATCGCCAGATGATCGGGCAGCTGATCCACGTTCACCGATGCGTGATGCCCGCACGCACAGTCTGCCTCGATCGCGCGAACGCCATTGCTCCGCATATTGGCGAGCGTCATCGGCCCTGGCGCTGTCACCCCCGTGCGATCCGGATCAGCCGCTTCCGCTCGCGATCGTCGGCACGCAGGAAGTCGATGACTGGCACACCCTTCGGTACTGGCGGGTCGATGACAACCGCGACGCGGGCACCCTTCCTCCCACACCGGCAGAGCAGCACGGAAGAGAGATGACTGATCTCCATGTAACCTCGTACCTTTGGGTGTCCGGGCGGCGGTTGAATGAACTCGCCGGGCAGCTTCCAAACCTGACGTCCGCACCCGCATGTGATCTGGAGTATGGCCCCGTGTTTCCGGCAATCGAAAAGGGTACGGAGGCTCTTATAGCCCACAGCCGGGCAATCAGGGATCGCGCGTCATCAGGCGCACAACCAATCAAGTTCAGCGTCGTCGACCGCGTCGAACATATCGCCGTCCGCCTGCATCGCTGTGAGATGCTTTCGAACCGCCTCCGGATCGCCGGTCCTCGGGAATCGTCGATCAGCTTGCGCACCTGTCGCCAACTGCCCCACCAGGCCGGTTCTGTCTTTCTGGGTCATCAGCCATTGACCAAACGGCGTTTCGGGCATGGTCGCATCCTCGCATCGAATCGATGCGATAGGCTTTAGTCCGTTCCGTTTATGTTCTCAATCGATGTTCGTGGCCTTCGCATTTTTGCGCGTCGGGAAGACCGGTCCGCGCACTGACAACTGATCCGCCGGGTAGGGCCGCTGAAGCGCAACGACGTCCTCGTAGCTCCCATTCAACCACCGCGCGTGATCGGCTGTGCCCAGCACGGTGATCATGGCCTTCGGATGTATCGGTGCGACCAGTTCATTCGGATCGCACGTGACCATCGCGAAGTATCGCTCTCCACCGATCTGCCGCCAAAACCCGGCGACTGCGAACACGTCCTGGTCGAGGACGTCGAACCACATCTCGCCTTTGATCGGCTTCGTCCCGTCGCCTTGGTCGATCGGCTTGGGCGTCCATTCGCAAAACTCGGTCAGCGGCACCAGGCAGCGGTTCTCCGGCTTCGCGGCGAGGGCCTTCCACTGCGGCAGTCCAAGGTTGCGCACGTTCGTCATTGGCCATGGCGCCTGGCCGGCCGTGACGTCCCAATGCATTACGTCGAGGCCGCGAGTGCCGTCCTGCTCGCGAACGACATATGCCCGGCTCTTGGGATAAAGCTCCTTCGGGTTGAAGCGGTTATCCATCGGCTTCGGCGTCAGCCATTCCCCACCGAGTCGCTCGACGATTGTGTCGGGTTCGCCGCTGAACCTCGCACGATTGCACATCAAATGAACTCCGCGACTGAGGCGACGATAAACGCGATCGTGAGTATCACGAGGCCGGTCACCTCAAAAGCCAACCACGCAGAGTTTTTGCCAATTCGTGAAGGACGCCGTGCTCAATCCGGATCCGAAGCGAGGTTGACAACGGATTGTAAGAAAGTTCTCCTGCATGAACCACGAATCGGGAGACAGTTATGCTCAAGAAAATGTTGTCGTCCATCGCACTCGCATCATTCTTTGCAGTCGGGGTAACCGCTCCCGTTCAAGCGCAAGGCAAGAAGCAGGAATATGTGATTGTCTGGTATACGGATGAATCCCAAACAGCGATCTCCGGACAGCGCATCGGCTTCTGTGATGGCACGACTTTCAGAAGTGGCGTGCCAACCTTGTTCGAAGAAGAGACCTACTACGGCTGCTAAAACACGGGCTCAGGTGCGCCCTCCAGAGAATAGCGAGGGGAGGCCAGCTCGGGCCTCCCCACATTGTGACGCAGCCAGCTTTACTGGCGGCGGAGGATACTGCGAAAGGCGAGCGAACCCATTCGGCGTGATGCGCGCGTAGCTAATGATCGTTTCCGATCCTTACGCCCGGTGAACGGTCGTCGTCTTGTGCTCTGCAGAAACTCGGGGCGTATGCCAAACGTGAAAGCTATTTGGCGGGCGCTATCGCGCGCGGCGTGAACCGGACGGCTTCGAAACCGACGCGATCGTTGATCTCCATGAACGCCATCTGCAGCGGCAGGATCTCTAGCTCGAAGAACATGTCGACGGCTTCGCTGATCTTGCCGAGCTGCGAGCCCTGCGCCGGCACGATCCCCAGCACGGACGGCGGGGTGCGGTGTGCCGCCAGCACGTCGTCCCGCGTCGCGTTCTTGATCCCGAGGAACTCGTCCTTGGCACCCACCTCGGCGATCGGCAGGATCTTGATGCTACCCTCCTTGCCGCCGGGCGCGTGGACGAACAGGTTCTTGAAGTTGCCCGGGCCCTTCGAGTTCTTCAGCGCGTCGCGCAGCTCGTCGGTGTCGTTCTCGTCGATGTCGCCGGTAGCGTAGAGGATATACCCGGCGTGGCTGCCGTTCAGGTAGTAGCGACGCCGGAACAGCGTCGCCGCCTCGTTCAACAGCGCCGACTGCAGGGCGCTGAGATATTCGGGCACCCCGTAGATCTCCTGATTGATGTCGGGTTGCATGATCTGGATGACGCTGCCCGGCTTGAACGCGGTCGCTGCGGCAAGCCCCGGCGACCAGAAGAACTCGCCGTCCACGATCCCGCGGCGCGTATATTTAGCGAGGCTATGATCGAGTCGAAGGACCCCACCGATCACGTTGTCGCGCCGCTCGACATAGGCGTTACCGAACACGAGATAGTCCTGCACTGCGCGACCAAACGCCGATCGCGACAGGACCGGCACCGTCGACGCGCCGCGCGTCACCGGATCGAACGACGCGACCAGCAGGTTGCGCTTGAGCATGATCGCCGAGCTGTGATGCGGCGATACGCGGAAAGCGCGCGCGAGGCCGTCCAGCGACAAGGGCGGCTCGTACCAGCGGTCGGTCTTGTAGCATTCGACCATGTCCATGATCTCGCGGCGGTTCAGTACCGGCTCGGGATCGCCGAACGAGAACGCGGTTGTCTGACTGGTTCGCGCAGGGATGTTCGCGCCGAAGGCGGGCAGCTGGTCCATTAAAATAGCTCCATTCGCGTCTTCGGCCGCACCTGACCGTCGAGGGGTTCGTTGATGAAAATGTGCATCGCCGCCCAGGCGAGATCGCCGTGGCCGACCGCCTCGGTGCGGCTCGTTCTGAAGGTGACGCTCTTGCCGCTCTGGGTGAGGGCCTTCTTGATCGACAGGAATGCCGACTGCAGGTCGATCCACCCGGCGTCGTATTCGACGCGCTGGCGGGCGAAGGTGTGCTGTGCCTTCATGACCAGGCCGGTCTTCACCTCGAGCGAATATTCGATCGCGACGACGCCGCGGACCTTGGCGTCGCGCAGGATCTGATAGACCGCCGCGCCGATGCCCTTCTTGTCGATGCCGAGATAGGTGCAATTGTAGCGCGCCAGGCGTGCACGAACGAACTCGGCCTGCGCCTGAAAGTCGCCCTTGATCTGATGGCGTTCGAGCAGCTTGAACTTCCCGCCGGGGCCGTCGGGCGGCAGCGCGATCACCAGCGCGGCGTTGTCACCGTCCTCGCTCTCTTGCGGATCGTAGCCGGCCCAGACCTCGCGGTTGCCGACCGGCCGTTTCGCCAGCATGTCGACGTCGGTCCAGTCGACCATGGCATCGACCGCGCACCGCTGCAGCTCGTTGAACTTGAACGCCGACAGGCTGTCGTCGACGAACTGGCACATGAGCAGGTTGGCAAATTCGTCGGGCGCATATTCGATGCGCAACTCGTCGAGGTTGAACAGGTCGCAGCCGCGCGCCGCGGCGTCCTCGATCGTGACGATCTGTCGCCAGACCTGATCCTCGCACAACACGCCCGCCTGTAGCCGGGCGTGCGAAACGTCGATCTCGATCCGGTCGGCTTTCTTGACCCGCCGGTTGCGCCGCTCGCCCGTCCAGTACGGATGGCCCTGATGCGCGATCGTCGAAGGCGTCGAAAAGTAGGTGCGGCGCCAGCGCTTATGCATCGCCATCGCGCTGGCGACCTTGTTGAGTTCCTCGAACCCGTAGGTCCAGAAGAACTCGTCGAAGTAGAAATTGCCGTGATAGCCCTGCGCGGTGCGGGCGTTCGTGCCGAGGAAGATCAGCTCAGCCGCGGGCTCGCCTTCGGGGATCGTGTCGGCGGTCAGCACGATCGGGTCGCCCTGCAGCTTCACGCCGACGCGGGCCGCGAACTGGACGATGTAGTTGCGGAAAATGTGCGCCTGGTTCTTCGACGCCGACAGGAAGATCTGGTTGCCGCCTCCGCGTAGCGCGTCGAGCAGCGCCTCGCGGGCGAAATACCACGTCGCGCCGATCTGGCGTGACTTCAGGATCATGCGGGAGCGCTGATCCTTCGCGCCCCACCAATCCTCCTGATACCCGAACAGCTCGTCATGGAAGATCTGCTCGAGCTGCTCGACCTGCTCGGTCGTGAAGTGGTTCTTCGGCTTGCCCGCCTTGCGCTCGCCGGCATTGCGGTTGGCGACCTTCTCGTTGAGATCGCCCTCGTGACCGCCGGGCGCTTCGAACCGGCGGACGCGCGCGGCGCTGACGACGCCGCGCATGAGCAGGTCGATCTCTTTCAGATCGCCCCCGGTCTTCCTGTCCTTCGCGATCAACCCGCAAAGCCGCGCCTCCAGGTGGTCCTCGATCTTGGCGATGCAGGGCGCATCGTCCCATCTGTCGCGATCTTTCCAGCTTTGGACCGTCTTCGGATTGAGGTGCAGTTCCTCGGCGATCTGCGGGATACCCCAGCGCTGCCAATACAGGCTGCGCGCCTGTCGACGCACGTCCACGGGAATCGGGAACGTCGAGGACGGCAACGGCATGCCGGTATCTGCGGGGAGCTTGTCCATGTCGCGGCGGACCTTGCCGCGCGATTGGCGGCATCTGCACCGTGTCTAGGGTGTGGAATGCGATCCCACACCTGCGCACGCTTGAGAGACGCGGCACTTTCGGTCCCTTTGCGGCCTCCAGATGCCGCCTGACGCGGCCCACCGATTTCGAACCCCGAGGGACCGACCGCCATGGGCACCAAGAGCAAGTTCTTCCGCGCATTCGTCGCCGGCCAGACGATCAGCGACGGGCGCGTCATCACCGACGAGATGATCGACGAGGTCTTCTCGACGTTCAACGCCGAGACCTACAGCCCGCGCATCAATATCGAGCATCTGTCGGGCTACAGCCCCGAACCCCCGTTCAACGGTTACGGCGATGTCGTCGCCGTGAAGGTGCAGAACGATGAGTTCACGATCGGCGGGAAGGTCGAGACGCGCAAGGCGCTCTACTGCCAGGTCGATGCCAACGATCAGCTCGTCGCCCTCGTCAACGCCGACCAGAAACCATACCCCTCGGTCGAGCTGACGCCGAGCTATGCTGGCACCGACAAGATCGGCTTGATCGGTCTCGCCTTCACCGACACGCCCGCGTCGATCGGCACGCAGCGTCTACAATTCTCGCGCACCGCACCCGGCACCGTGTTCGCCGCATCGCCTGATGCAGTCACGCTGGAGTTCGAAGCCAAGCCGGTCGAGCCGACCGGTATCGCCGACGCGATCAAGGCTGGCTTTGCCGGTGTCGCCGCCATGTTCAAGGCCAGCGAGCCTGAGAAGCCGAAGACCGAGCCGAAGCAGAAGCCGGCGAACGACAACGATCTCGCCACCTTTGCGGTCGCCATGGGCGACACGATGGCAACCACGCTCGCCGCTGCGCTCAAGCCGATCACGGACGCGCAGACGTCGCTGCAGGGCGAGTTCGCGACGCTGCAGGCCAAGCTCGAAGCCACGCCCGAACAGGGTTTCAGCCGCCCGCCCGCCAATGGCGGCACCGGCGAGCCCGCCACGGACTGCTGACGCCGCCACCCCTTCGACCCGACCGACATTCGCCCAGGAGCCGCCCCCATGCGCAACGAAACCCGTCTCAAGTACAACGCCTTCACGCTGCAGATTGGCAAGCTGAACGGCATCGAGGATCCCAGCCGCTCGTTCACGGTCGCGCCCGCCGTCGCCCAGACGCTGCGCGGCAAGATCCAGCAGTCGAGCGCGTTCCTGACGAGCATCAACATCATTCCGGTCGTCGCGCAGGAAGGCGACAAGGTCGGCGTCGGTGTGAAGGGCACGATCGCCAGCCGCACCGATACCCGGATCCACGACCGCCAGCCGCGCTATCCCGGCGATCTCGACGAGACGAACTACCGTTGTGAGAAGACCGACTTCGATACGCTCGTTCGGTACGAGACGCTCGACGCCTGGGCACATCAGCCAAACTTCCAGATCCTGCTGCGCGATGCGATCGTCAAGGCGAAGGCGCTCGACATCATCACGATCGGCTTCAACGGCACGCACGTCGCGGTCGAGACGAACCCGACCACGTATCCGCTGCTGCAGGACGTCAACATCGGCTGGCTCCAGCACATTCGCCTCGATGCGCCTGCCCGCGTGCTGGCCGAGGGCGAACTGAAGCCTGCCACCCGCGTGAACAACGTCGTGACGGTTGCCGGCGCGATTTATGTCGGCGCGGGCGAGGTCGGCAAGGACGTGGACTACGTCAACATCGACGCGCTGATCTATGACGCGATCGAGCTGCTCGACGAGAACTACCGCGACGATACCGACCTGGTCGTGATCGTCGGCCGTGACCTCGTTCACGACAAGTATTTCTCGATCGTCAACGCAGCCGGCGACAAGGCGACCGAAACGCTGGCGCGCGACGTCCTGCTCTCCGACAAGAAGCTGGGCGGCCTGCAGGCGGTCCGGGTGCCGAAGTTCCCCAAGAACGCGCTGCTGATCACCACGCTCGCGAACCTGTCGGTCTACGAGCAGATCGGCACCGAGCGTCGCAAGATCGAGGACAACGCCAAGCGCGACCAGATCGAAAACTACGAGAGCGTCAATCAGGCTTTCGTCGTCGAGGACATGGGCAAGGTCGCGCTCGTCGAGAACATCGTCATGGGCAAGAAGCCGGCCTGATCAGGCTGCCCTGCCCCTACCAGTTAGCCCGCTCTCCACAGGACATGCCATGAGCCTTGCTCGCAAACATCGGGATCGAATCCTTGCATCCCAGATGGCATCTGCTCCCGTCATGGAGAGCGGGTTATCCCAACCTGCGTCGGCGCCAGCGTCCGACGCGGGCACTCCCGCCGAACGCGCAGCCGCATCGATCGCGATGCGGCTGCAGCACGATCTGCGCCGGCTGAAAGAGATCCACTCGATCCAGCGCAAGATTGAAACCAAGCGCGAGCTGTTGCCAGCTTATGCCGACTGGGTTGCCGGGCTGCTCGAGGGCGGGCGGAATGCCGGCATCGGCGTTGCCGAGGACGTCCTGCCGACGATCATGGTCTGGCTGATCGACACCGGCGATTACGTGCGCGCGCTCGAACTCGCTGAACATGTCGTCGCCTATGACGTGCCGCTGCCATCGCGTTACGAACGATCCGCGCCGACGCTGATCGTCGAGGAAATCGCCGACGCCGCCATTCGCGCGCAGACCGCCAAGCAGCCGTTCCCGCTCGACGTGCTGGAGCATGTCGAAGAACTGACAGCCGACGCGGACATGCACGATCAGGTTCGCGCCAAACTGCACAAGGCGATCGGCACGGAACTGGCGCGCGCGGCCGACGCGATGGATCCGACTAAACCGGAATTCGCCGAAGTTGCGCACCGTGCGCTTGCTCCTCTGCGTCGCGCCGTTGCGCTGCACGACCGGGTCGGCGTTGCCGGACAAATCAAACGGCTCGAGCGCGCGCTTGCGCCGCCAAAGCCCACCACGAAATCCGCCGGCACGTCGCCGGCCAAATAAGCTCGCCCCCGGCGCTCGGGGGCGGATCACGCGGGATGGGAGGGCGCTTCGGCGCTGAGGGCCATCGACCGATCCTGATCCCCACCCCCGAAAACACGAAGGATCGCGCCCAATGCTCGTCACAATCGCCATCGTCGCATGAGTGGGTTCGGCTGCGCGCCCCTCATCGTCATCCCGCCGGAGCTGGCCGAAATGCCGGTCACGAACGACGGATGGTTTCCCGACATCGACGCCACGCGGATCCGCGACGAATGGCGCGTGCGCGATGTCGTGACGCCGGACCGACTGAAGCGCGCGATCGTCGGCGCGATCATGACCATCGGCAACCAGCTTGCCGCCTGGCAGGTCGCCCACGTCCTCGCCGGGCACGCGTCGCTTGCCGCTGTTCCATCGCCGAAGATCGACGGCACGAGCCGCCTCGTCCTGCTCTACGCGCGCGCGATCGGCGCCAGCGCCAAGGCCGAGCTGGTCGAAACGTACCGCGATATGGATCTGACCGGCGCGGGGCAGCGGCAGGTTGACGACATGGAACCGTCGATCGTCGAGCTGCGCCGCGATGCGCTCCACGCGGTGCGCGACATGCTCGGCCGGACGCGCCTGCGCGTCGAGCTGATCTGATGGCCGACGTCCTCACCGCGAAACAGGGCGACACGCTCGACGAACTCATCTGGCGCGAACGCGGCCTGGGCGCGGCCGACATTGGCCGCGTGCTCGATCTCAACCGCGGCATTGCCGACGCCGGCGCCGTGCTGCCGCTCGGCGCACAGATCGCGATGCCCACCAGCATGGCGCCCGCCGCGCGCACCCTCCCGCTCATCCAGCTTTGGGACTGACCGTATGAAGGATCTTCTCCACGAATTCGGCGTGTCGCTGCTGGCATTCGCGTTCGGACTGACGCCGGCCGCGCTCGGTGCTGCGGTCAGCCTCGCCTACGAAACCGGCCTGACCTGGTCGCGCCGCTTTCTGCAAATGTCGGTCGGCATCGTCGTCAGCTATTTCGCGACCGGCGTCATCCGCGTGCTGTGGCCGTGGGGCCAGCCCGACCCGTTCGTCATCCAGGCGGTCGGGTTCGTCGTCGGCATGATCGCTTTCAAGGCGACGCCCAAGTTCATCGCCGGCCTCAGCGAGCGTGTCACCGATATCCCCGCGGCCTTTTTCGACCGCTTCTTTCCGCGAAAGGATCGCCTGTGACCGTTGCCCCGCCTGCGCCGAAGCTCGCGCCCCAGCCTGCCAAATCGCCGAATACCAAGGTCCCGGCAAAGACCCTCGCTGGTGTTCTCGGCAGCGTCGGTGCAGCGCTCGCGCTGTTCGTGATGACCCCGGCCGAAGAGAGCGGCCGCAAGGTCACCGCGACCGTCGCGCCGAGCGGCGCGATCACCATCAAGCACGTCTCGGGAAAGCAATATCTGAAGGCGTATCTCGACGCGGTCGGCGTCGCGACCGCCTGCGACGGTATCGCGACGAAGGATATCCGGCTCGGCCAGACCTACACCGAGGCGCAGTGCGCGACGATGCTCGAGCGCGAGCTGATCGTGCACGCTGAGGGCGTCATCAAGTGCATCCCAGGCGTCTACGGGCGCACCAACCAGGCCATCGCGATCGTGTCGCTCGCCTACAATGTCGGCGTTTCGATGGTCTGCAAATCGAGCATCGCCCGGTTCTGGAACGCCGGCCAGTGGCGCGCCGGCTGCGATTTCTTCCCGCGCTACAAGTTTGCCGGCGGACGCGTCCTGCCCGGCCTGGTCGCCCGCCGCGCACGCGAGCGCGCCATCTGCCTGAAGGAGCTTCCGCGATGATCCGCACCCTGTTCACCAAGCTGCGCGGCGACTTCGCGTTCGTCGTCCTCGTAATCGTCGCCGCGGTCGGCGCCTGGCAATATGTCGAGGCTCGCCAGGCGCGCGCCGATCGCGACGATCTCCAGCACGCGGCACAGGTCATATGTGCCGGATCCGGCACCGACTTTGCCGCGGCCGGCAAGACGCCGCGCGGGGAAGCCTGCGCCGCCACGGTCGCCGGCCTCGTCCGGTTCAAGGCCAGCAGCGACCAGCTCGCCGCGGCGACGCTCGCGCAGGCGATGGCCGACCATGACGCCCGACAGAATGAAGACACCCGCGCCGCGCGTGCTGCTGCCGAGGCAGCAAGCTCGGCTGCTCAACGAATGGAGATGGCAGATGCGAAAGCTGAACGGACGAACCTTGTCGATAGCGATTGGTTTCGCGCTGTTAACGGCGTTGCCGGCCTGCGCCCGGCACGCTGACGTACCGCCCGCGGTCGTCTCAACGCCGATCGTCGTGAAAGTGAAGGCCACGCCCCCCGCCGAGCTGCTGCACTGCGCCGATCGCCCCGCGGGGCTCCCTGAGGATCCCGCGCTGATCGCGCAGATCCCGACCGCCATCCGCGCCGGCATCATCCGCCTCGCGCGCGCCTTCGCCGGCAACGCCGATCGCGGCGACCGCCTCGTCAACTGGAATGCGCCGGGCTCGTGCCCGGTCGCCAACGCAAAGTGAAAGGAGCCGCGGTGAAACTCCGTCTACTCGCCCTGCTGGCAGGGCCTGCGCTGCTGGCATCCGTCAGCGCGCACGGCCAGGCCAAGCCGATCTACAACGACCAGAGCATCACCGTGCTGCAGGGCCTCGCCTTCGGCCCGCTGCGTAGCGAAGCGATCCCCGTCGACGACGCACACGGTTTGCCCGTCCGCTGCATGTCGGGCTGTAGCGCCAGTGGCGGCGATGGCACGCCGACCGGCGTGGCCGGCACGCCGAACGCTAAGGTCGTGACGATTCAGGGCATCCCCGGCGCGGCCGCCATTCCCGTTTCCGGCACGCTGAACCCGGTCACCCTCGCGGCGACGTCGACGGCCATTGCCGGCACGTCGTCGGTCGCACAGGTCGTCGGCCCGTTCGTGCCCCAGCTCGGCCGCGCGATCACCGTCGCCCTGTCCGCTGCGGCATGGCCGGGCGGCACGGCGCAGCTGCTGCGCTCGACCGATGGCGGCACGACCAGGCTACCGCTGATGCCGGCCGGCGTCGTTCTAGGCACGTACACCCGCCAGGGCGTCGACCAGCCGTGGCTGGAGACGGAAGCCGGCGCGACCTTCTACCTGTCCCTCCCGAACGCCGGCATCGGCTACCGGGTATCGCAGTGATGCGCGCGATGATGGCGCGCCTGATCGCGTTCTTCCTGCTGCTGACGTTCGCGGCCTCGCCGATCGCCGCGCAGATCGACCCGTCGGCGCGCGGCCTGGCGGTGCAGGCACAGGCTCTGGCCATTGGTCGCGATGCGCGCATCGCTACGGTGATCGCCGATAGCCGCGGTGACGCGGTCTATATCGATCCCGCGCAATACGCGCTGAACATGCGCAGCGCTCTGGTATGGGCAAAGCAGCTGTCCGGGGGGCGGTTCTCGATCGGCCCGACCTTCGGAAAGTCGGGCGATCGTACCGACCAGATGATGGCTCGCATGCCGCAGGCGCTCGCGACGCGCGCAGGCCTCCTTTACATCATCGCCGGGGTGAACGACCTCGCACAGAACTATCCGACCGCGACGACCAGCGGCGCGACCGCAGCGGGGAACATCATCGCGATGGCGGAGATGGGGCGGCTTGCCGGGATCAAGGTCATCCTCGAGGCGGAAGTCGGCGCGAACGGTTTGACCGCCGCGCAGGTCAGCCAGATGAACGAACTCAACATCCGGCTCGCCGACTATGTCGAGGGCACCCCGAACGTCTATCTGAACGATGCGCGATCGGCGGTGATGAACCCGACCGCGGGCGCGACGACCGTGACGTTCAAACCCGGCTTCTCGCTCGACGGGACGCACGAGGTAAGCCGCGGCTCGTATTACCATGCCCTCACGCTGCTGCCGCTGATCAACCAGATCGTTCCGCCCCGCAGCGTCCTGACCCGTACCGGTACCGAACTTCCCGGCAATGGCCGCTGGCAGCTCCTCGCGAACCCGATCTTCGCGACCGCGACGGGCGGCACGCTGAGCGGCACGGCAACCGGAACCGTCCCCTCTGGTTGGACCGCGTTCGGCTCGGCGGGCACGACAGCGACGTTCGGCACGCAGGCCGATCCCGAAGGCGTCGGCAACAACGTCACCGTGACGTGCCAGTGGGTCGCGGCCGGCGATAGCTGCCGGTTGTTTCAGACCGTGGGGTCGGCGAACTGGCTGCCGGGCGACATCGTCCAGGCGGTGACGCAGATTCAGATCACCGCGGCATCGCCATGCCTTGCGGCAACCCGCCTCGAGCTGGTCACGGTCGGGACGCTGAACGGGTCGGCGACGGGCTTCAACTACATGGACGGCTACACCGCCACCACGACCGGCAGTTTGGGCGCTGATCAGCCCTATACGGCCACGTTGATGACGCGGCCCTTCACCGTCCCGGCCTACACCGCGAAGAGCTATATGGCGGCGTACGTCCACCTTGAAGGGTCGTGCGCGGGCACCGCCAGCTTCGTGATCCGGCAGATGCCGATCCGTCGCCGGCTGTCGGCGCCGAACGGCTGAACCTGTCAACGGTAGCGGCCCTCATTCGGCCGCTACCGCCCCCGCATTTCCGCAGGATCCTGAAATGAAAAAGCCCGAAACCCTTCGATCGCTGCTGCTCGCCGCGGTGCCGGGCTTGAAGACCAAGCCCGAGAATTTGGCGATGTTCGTCGACAAGGGGCGGATCGCCGCGCGCGCCGGGGGCACGCTGTCGCTCGAATACCGCTACACGCTCAACATCGTCGTGCAGGATTACGCCGGCGCCGTGAACGATATTATGATCCCGATCCTCGCATGGATCGCCGACCAGCAGCCGGACCTGTTGCAGGGGAATGATCCCGAGCCGTTCGGTTTCGAGTCCGAGCTGCTCGACGCCGACACCGCCGACGTCTCGATCACGATCGAACTGAGCGAGGCGGTCCGCGTCACGGCGAAGGATGGCGGCGGCTATGACGCGACGCACCTTGCCGAACTCCACGACGGCGGCGGGTTCGATGGCGTGTGCTGCGTGAACCTGTGGCAACTGTTCCTGCGCGATGACCTGGTCGCGCAGACCAGCGATCCTGCATTCGTGTCAACGGCATGACCGACGATCTTGCCCAGATCGAGCAGCTTGCGGGCGCGCTTCTTCGCAAGGTCGATGCGGGCGAGCGCCGGAAGGTCCTCCACCTCATGGTGCGCTCGCTACAGCGCAGCCAAGCGGCCCGTATCGCACGCCAGCAGGATCCGGACGGCCAGCCTTATGCCGCTCGAAAACCCCAACCCGCAGGGCGGCTGCGGCGTAAGGGGACGATCAAGCGACAGGCGATGTTCCGCAAGCTGCGCAACGCGTCGAACCTCAAGGCAGGCGCGACCGACACCGAGGCATGGGTCGGCTTCAGCGGCCGAGCTGCGCAGATCGCGCGCGTTCACCAGGAGGGACTTAATGATGTTCCCTCGAAGGGGCGAAAGCCTGTACGCTATGCGCGCCGTGTATTGCTTGGGGACACCGAACCGGAACGGCAGGCGCTACTCGACATCGCGCTCGACCATTTCAATGTGCCAGGATTTTGACGCCAACACCGGATGGCGGACGTTGATAAAGCGAGGTAATTAACGCCAACGTATTGAGCGAACCGATGGCCCGCCGAACTAGAACGCTAGAATGTGGGGCGTGGACGCACCTCCGGGAATGCGACCTCTGCAGCGAATATGCCGGTTCGCGCTGCCCGCAAGCTTCTACGTTACCGAACGCACGCTCTTTTCCGCAGTGCGCTGATCATCATGCTGGCCATGCAACGTGATTTGCGAGTTTATCACCGCTGACATCGCCGCGTTCATTTCGTCAACGCCTTGCGCAGATAAAGAGGGCGTTGGATTGTCAGCCGTCTCATCATTGATCGAAACAGTTCCGGCGTATTCGAGCACCTTGAGCCAGCGAAGAGCTACCGATCGCGAAACGTTGGTGCGTTCCGATAACTGACTAAGAGATAGATACTGATCGCCTGAACTCGCAACAAAGAGCTGCAGCAGAATTCCCAATGCAGGATCGTGTAATATTTCGGATGGTAAGGGACCGTGTAGCGCGTTACGTGCTGCTATCATGCTTACTGCACAAGATAATCGCTCAGCGTCGCCGATCGCATCGGGAGCCGTCCAAATTTTTGCTACGCCTTGACCCATCGCCGGGGTTCCTCGTTATGCAAGCCGTTCTATGAACCCGACTTTATAGAATCGATGACTATGCTGCTTTTATGGACAGTCTTTTATGTTAGCGCTAGTGCTGGCAGAAATTGTAAAAATCTGACGGCCAATGGCCTGGTGGGCATTGGTTAAAACGGTTGCGTCTGCCATTGGATGTATACTGGATATATTGATCTCGAGCTAGGCTGGCTGATGCGTAATGACCCCGACCCGATCGCCAAGCTGACGTACATCGCCGGAATGGTGCAACAGGCGCTGGCCCTTGCTGACGAACAAGGGGAGTTCATGATTGCCGCGAAGCTAGACGAGAGCCTGCACTGCGTTCGGGAACGGATCGACGCTATAAAGGGCAAGAAGCCTTGAAGGGATTTTGAGCGTGGCGTCGCGGCACTGCAATTCCGCGACGCTAGGATGAGTCAAAGCGGAGGGCGAACAGCCGTCCTCCGCCAATGTGAGGTATGAGGGTGAAACGCGATCTCACTCGCTAATGTGAAGATACCTCGCGTTGAATCCAGCCTCGTCTTTAAGGCGATTCCAATTCGGAAGCCCAATCCCTCGTTTATTCATGGTAATAAGACCATCCTGAGCCAATGACTTTAAAGTGCGACTCACATGGACAGCCGAGAGGCCGACCGCATCACCAATCTGCTCTTGAGTCATAGGTAGGTCGTAAGACTGGCCGGGACCAATACCCAAGGTATCAAGTTTGACTGCAAATTCACATAGTAAATGAGAAACGCGTCCACGAGCGTCCCGTCTTCCAAGATTTAGCATCCACTCCCTGTATGAGGATGCCTCTACTAAACTAATTGTAAAAAATGCCGCACTAATCGCGGAATTATCTATCAACAATTCCTGCAAATCTTTAACCGGTATCGTTACCGCAGTGCAACTTGTGACTGCCTGTACATTGTAGTCCGATAGGCCAATGTGGATATTATTAAGATTAATTATATCGCCCGGCATGTGGATTGAAACGATTTGGCGACCACCATGCCTAGTTATTTTATGCCTAAAGGCAAAACCCGAAATTAGAACTATGCAACGAACCGCGATGTCGCCATCACGAATGATGTAACTTCCGGGGTCATAAGATGCTATAGAATGTGGCAATGAAATTAGGGCAGCGCGATCACCGTCAAGTAACGAAGATCGCATTGCTAGCTTTTCTATCATTTTCTCGAGCGGAGCAGCGGCATTATACGGCAACTCATTTCTCCTGCAAAAAAATGCAGAGCAAAATTGCGCGCACTTTACGCGACGCTGAAATATAAGCCGCAGTTCGGATATAGTGCTTAAAATACTATAAACAAATGCGATGTTTAAAATTGAATTATAATCCAATCATAATAGACACTTGTGCAGAATGGCGGGATTAATTTATCGATTTACGGCGATCTCAAGATAATATCCTGTACGCATTAGGAATGCGGTTTCCGTTTCTGGCTTCTTTTCAAACTACGGTTGTTGGCGTCCATCTCGAAGCCGCTGTTCCGCGGCGCCGAAGGCGCGACACAAACGCGAGTGTGAAAAGCTATCTCACACCCCAGCATGATGGCGCTGCCCTGACCTAACCGACGACATGGCCCGATGGCCGAGCCGTCCACCTTCACCGCTGTCGATCTGTCCCGCCTGCCGGCGCCGACGATCGTCGAGACCCTCGATTTCGACACGATCTACGGTCAGATGCTGGCGCAACTCGTCGCGCTGCTCCCCGACTTCGATGCTACCGTCGAATCCGATCCCGCCGTCAAACTGCTGCAGGTCGCAGCTTACCGTGAGATGCTGCTGCGCGCCCGCGTGAACGACGCCGCCCGCGCCGTCATGCCTGCCTATGCGATTGGCGCGGATCTCGACAACCTTGCCGCCCTCATGGGCGTGGTTCGCCTGGTCATCACGCCGGCTGATGCACAGACCGGCGCCGCTGCGGTCCTCGAAAGCGACGAGGACTTCCGGCGACGCCTGGTCCTCGCACCAGAGGGCTATTCGGTTGCCGGCCCCGAGGGCGCGTACATCTTCCACGCACTGTCGGCATCGCCGGACGTTCTCGACGCCAGCGCGACCAGCCCGACGACCGGCGAGGTCCGCGTCACCGTCCTCGCGCGCGCCGGCACTGGCGTCGCATCGGCAGCGCTGCTCGCCGCCGTTCTCGCTTATGTCTCGGCCGAAACCCGCCGCCCGCTGACAGACTACGTGACGATCCAGTCGGCGCAGATCGTGCCATACGCGGTCGCCGCCTCGATCACGACGTTCGCCGGTCCTGATGGCTCGATCGTCATCGCGGAGGCGCGTGCGCGTCTCTCCGCCTACATTGCCAACTCACACCGCCTCGGCCGCGACATCACCCGGTCGGGGATCTTCGCCGCGCTCCACGTCGAGGGCGTGCAGAATGTCGTCCTCACCAGTCCCGCGTCGGACGTCGTTCTCGATCGCACGCAGGCCGGCTGGTGCACCGCGTCCAACGTCGTCCACGCCGGGCTCGGCGAGTGACGCTGCTCCCGCCCAACGCTACCGCGCTCGAGCGCGCGGTCGAGGCCAGCATGGCGCGCCTCGCGGACGTGCCAGTGCCGCTGCGCTCGCTCTGGAACCCCGATACGTGCCCGGTCGACCTGTTGCCCTACCTCGCATGGGCGCTGTCGCTGGACAGCTGGTCGAGCGCTTGGCCGGAAACGATCAAGCGCGCACGCGTGCGCCAGGCGCTGGCGATCCAGCGCCGCAAGGGCACGGCATCGTCCGTCCGCGACGTCGTCGCCTCGTTCGGTGGATCGGTTGCTCTGCGCGAATGGTGGCAGATGGCGCCGCCCGGTGATCCGCACACCTTCAACCTCCTGCTGAACATCACCGACGACGCCGGCGCGCCCGTCGATGCCGCGTTCGTCGATGCCGTCATCGCCGAGGTCTACCGCACCAAGCCGGTCCGCTCGCACTTCACCTTCAGCCAGGCGCTCAACGCCACCGCCGGCTTCGTGCCGGTCGGCGCCGCGCGCCCCGCTGTTTTTACCCGCCTCACCATGACCGCCCCCGCGGCCTGACCCGGAGAGACCATGTCGCTCGTCTTACGCATCACCGACGCCGGCCGCGCCGCCCTCGTCAACGCCGCCCGCGACGGCACCAACGCCGTCCGGATCGCGAGCGTCGGCGTATCCCCGACCGCGATCGTCGCTGCGGCGAATACCGCTGCGCTGCCCGGCGAGGTAAAGCGCATCGCGACGATCTCGGGCGCAGGTGTCGCGGCCGACGTCATCCACCTGGTCGTGCGCGACGAGACCGCCGACACCTACACGGTCCGCAGCCTTGCGCTCTACCTGACCGATGGCACGCTGTTCGGCGCCTATGGGCAGGCCGCGCCGATCATCGAGAAGTCGGCCGGCGCGCTGCTGCTGCTCGCGATCGACGCCACGCTGCTCGACGTCGCCGCCAGCCAGATCACGTTCGGCAACGCCAACTTCCTCAATCCACCTGCCACTACGGCGACCCCCGGCGTGGTCGAGCTGGCGACCGATGCCGAAGCCACCGCGCTGGCCGACGCGGTCCGCGCGCTCACCCCGAAGAACATGGCGGCGATCTTCACCGCGGCGAACGTCCTGTCGCGCCTGCTCTCGGTCGATGGCGCAGGTTCGGGCCTCGACGCGGATCTGCTCGATGGCCGCCAGGGCGCGGAGTTCGCCCTGTGGTCCGGTGGCAACTTTACGGGGCCGGTCGGCATCCGTCATGCCGGACTGGCCGCGGGCCTGCGCATATCGGACGGCACGAACGGTTACGGCTTCCTGCAGTTCGGCGAAGCGTCCGATGCCAACGTATCGCTCAACTGGTACATGGGTTCGTCCGCCGACAACGCGCTGAGCATCTACCAGGGCCAGTTCGGTGCGGGCGCGCTGCGCCTCCGCATCACGCAGACGACGGTCGCGTTTAACGGATCGCTGATGTGGAACGCCGCGAACGATGGCGCGGGATCCGGCCTCGACGCGGATCTGCTCGATGGCCAGCAAGGTGCCTGGTACACCGACATCGTTGCCCGGCTGGGATACACGCCGGTCAACGTCACAACCTTTACCGGCGCCAACATCATATCGCGGCTCTTGACGGTCGATGGCGCCGGGTCAGGGCTCGATGCCGATCTGCTCGACGGTCGCCAGGGTGCCGAGTTCGCGCTGCTCGCAGGCGCGGCTTTCACCGGGGCGGTTTCGGCACCTACGGGGACGATCGGCAGCGTCACCGGTGACGCCAACGCCAATCTGCTTGTCGGCGTCACCACCGGCAGCGCGCATATCCTCGCCAAGGGCGGTGCGGAGAACGCGCAACATACGGGCTTCCTCGGACCGAACGGCTATGTCGCGACCTTCAACATCGCGAATGCATCGGGGCAGAGTTCGGCTGCGTCGGCCTTCTACCTGTCGAAGAACAGCAGCACGGGACGGTCGATCAACGCGGCCGGTACGATCAACGCCAGCGGCGCCGACTATGCCGAGTATATGCAGAAGGCAGACGGCTGCGGCCCGATCGCGGCCGGCGACGTGTGCGGCGTCGATATCAACGGCGAGCTGGTGACGCGCTGGGCGGATGCCCGGAGCTTCGTCGTGAAGTCGGACCAGCCGGGGTTCGTCGGCAACGACACCTACGGGGCGCACCTGGGCGAACGACCGATCGAGCCTACCGACGAAACCGCTGACGATTGGGACACCGCGCACGCCGCGTACGTGGCGGATCTAGCGACGTTTGAAGACGCCCTCGAGGCGGCCCGCGCCAATGTCGACCGGATCGCCTTTTGCGGCCAGGTCCCGGTGGCGGTCAGCGGCGCGTTCGCTGTCGGAGATTACATCGTCGCCGCCCCGGACGGCGACGGAATCACGGCGGTCGCCATCGATGCCGCGACGATCGGCTTCGACCAGTACCGGGCGCGCATCGGCAAGGTCTGGGCGGTGCGCGACGGCCGCGCATGGGTCGACGTCCAGCACGGCTGACGCCCGCATTCACATCCACCAACCGGAAGGACCATACGCAATGAAGATCACCATCGGCGACCACGATCCGACGACGCGCACCGTCGCCGCCACCTTCACCAGCGGCGACGTCGTGCACGAGCGCAGCGTCAACGCCTGCTACGACGCGAGCGGCGACTACGATGCAATCGCCACCGCGGAACGTGTCGAAGAAGTCGGCCGCGGCGTCGCGGTGAAGATCGGCCTCGGCGTGATCGCCAACGCTCCCGACCCCGAGCCGAACCCCGCCTGATCCCTTCGGGTGTGGGATCGCATTCCACACCCGCACGACCGCGCACGAGCCGGATCGCCGCGCCAATGTCCCGCGTCATGAACGCGCTCCCTGATCCTCGCCGCATTATCGGCAACATCGTCCGCATCGGCACGATCGAATCCGTCGATCTTGCCGATGCGACGTGCCGCGTACGCGTCGGCGAGATCGTGACCGGTGACGTCTGCTGGATCGTCCAGCGCGCCGGCAACACGCGGATCTGGTCGCCGCCCACGATCGGCGAGCAATGCCTCCTGATCTGCCCCGAAGGCGATACCGATGGCGGCGTCGCGATCCTCGGCCTGTTCTCCGATGCGATGCCCGCCCCGTCGAGCGACGACATCGACCTGATCCGCTTCGGCGACGGCGCGATCCTCTCCTATGACGCGACCGCGCACCTGCTCGTCGCGCAGCTCCCCGCGGGCGGCAAGGTGCAGATCGATGCGCCGGGCGGCGTTACCATCACCGGTCCGGTTTCGATCACCGGTGCCGTCACGATCACCGGCGACGTCGATATCGCGGGCAAGGCGACCGCCAGCGACGACGTCGTCGGCGGGGGCAAGAGTCTCAAGAGCCACAAGCATCTCGGCGTCACCGCCGGTGGCGGCGTGTCGGGGTTGCCGCAGTGAACGGCATGAACGCCAGAACCGGCGCGCCGCTCGATGGCGTCGACCATCTCACCCAGTCGATCGCCGATATCCTGTCGACGCCGATCGGCTCGCGCATCGCTCGGCGTGATTACGGCTCGCTGCTGCCCGACCTTATCGATCAGGCGATGAACCCCGCCGGCCGCATGCGCCTGCTCGCCGCGACCGCGCTCGCGCTGCTGCGCTGGGAACCGCGCATCACGCTGACCAACGTCGCGCTGGGGCAGATCGGCCCAGCCAGCTTCGCGCTCATCCTCGACGGCAAGCGCACCGATGTCCCGGCGCTCGCCGCCCGCACCCGTCTCTCCATCCCGCTTGCCGGCGCGCTGCCCGCATAGTCCTGAAAGGATCTGTTTCGATGGCCTACCAGCACGGAATCACCGTCACCGAAGTTACCGCGGGCGCCCGCACGCTCGTCGACGTCGCCACCGCCGTCATCGGCCTGGTCGCAACCGCGACCGCGCCCGCGGGTGCCGCGACCGCCGCGCTCGATGCGGCGTTCCCGCTCAACCGGCCGGCGCTGGTGACCGACATTGCGGCCGCGATCGGCGTCGCCGGCACGACCGGCACGCTGCGTCTCGCGCTGCAGGCGATCGCCGACCAGGCGCGCGCACCCGTCGTCGTCGTTCGCGTCGCTGCAGGGGCAGATGCTGCCGCCACCAACACCGCCGTGATCGGCGGGACGGTCAACGGGCTAAAGACCGGCATGCAGGCGCTGCTCGCAGCCGAAGCGCAGCTCGGGATCAAACCGCGGATCCTCGGCTGCCCTGGCCTGGACACGCAGGCGGTCACTACCGCACTCGTCGTCGTCGCGCAGAAGCTGCGCGGCATGGCCTATGCTTCCGCGATCGGCGCCGACATCGCTGCCGCGACGGCCTACCGGGGAAGCTTCAGCGCACGCGAGCTGATGCTGATCTGCCCCGACTTCATCGCCTTCGACACCGTCGCGAGCGCCAACGCCACCAGCTTTGCGGTTGCCCGCGCACTCGGCATGCGCGCCCGCATCGATTCCGACGAGGGCTGGCACAAGACGCTGTCGAATGTCCCCGTCGTCGGCGTCGTCGGCCTGACCAAGGACATCCAGTTCGACGTGCAGGATCCGAACTGCGAGGCGAACCTGCTCAACGCGCAGCAGGTAACGGCGCTGATCCGCAGCGGCGGGGGCTTTCGGTTCTGGGGCTCGCGCACGACGATCGACCCGACCTCGCCGTTCACTTTCGAGTCCGCGACCCGCACCGCGCAGGTCCTCATGGATACGATCGCGGGCGGCATGACGTGGGCGATCGACAAGCCGCTGCGCCCAAGTCTGGTGAAGGACATCGTCGAGACGATCAACGGCACGCTGCGCGGGATGAAGACCTCCGGCCAGATCATCGACGGCAACGCGTGGTTCGACGCGGCCAAGAACACCGCGGCGACGCTCAAGACCGGCAAGGTGACGATCGATTACGATTACACGCCGGTCCCGCCGCTCGAAAACCTGATGCTCAACCAGCGCATCACCGACAGCTATCTCGCCGACTTCTCCGTCGCCTGATCGCCCCCGCTCACCCGACCCGAAATCTAGGAGCCGATCATGGCATTGCCGCGCAAACTGAAGAACATGAACCTGTTCAACGAAGGCCAGAGCTATCTGGCCGAGGTCCCCTCGGTCACGCTGCCCAAGCTCACCCGCAAGCTCGAGGAGTATCGCGGCGGGGGCATGGACGGCACTGTCAAGCTCGACATGGGCGCCGAAGCCATGGAGCTGGAATTCACCGCCGGCGGTCCGCTGCGCGACGTCCTGCTGCAGGCCACCGCGCCGACGATCGGCGGGATCTTCCTGCGCTTCGCCGGTCAGTATCAGAACGATTCGGCCGGCACGTCCGATGCTGTCGAGGTGACCGTGCGCGGCCGTCACGAAGAGATCGACATGGGCGAGCAGAAGGTCGGCGAGGGCGGCGAGTTCAAGGTCAAGATGGCGCTCGTCTACTACCGCCTCGAGTGGAACGGCGCCGTCCTGATCGAGATCGACGTCCTCAACATGGTCCACATCGTCGGTGGCGTCGATCGGCTCGCGGACATGCGCGACATCATCCTGTGAGGACGCCCCGGCGCCAGCGCCGGCTCCATGACCATCCCCGCCTCGATCCAAGGAATTTCGCATGACCGACACCAAGACCGAACTCGCCACCGTCAAGCTCGACTTCCCGTTCGCCCGCGGCGACCAGACCATCGAGAAGGTTCAGGTCCGCCGCCCGCGCTCGGGCGAGCTGCGCGGCCTCAACATCGCCGACCTGGTGCAGATGAATGTTGCCGCGACCGCCAAGCTGCTGCCGCGCATCACCATGCCGCCCCTGACCGATGCCGAGATCAACAATCTCGATCCCGCCGACCTGACGCAGTTCGGTATGGAAATTCAGGATTTTTTGTTGCCGAAAGCAGCGAAGGAACAGGACTCCCAGGGCTAGTCGACGACGCGATGGCGGATCTCGCGATCGTCTTCCATTGGCCCCCCGCCGCCATGGACGAGATGACGATCGCCGACCTGATGCGCTGGCGCATGCGTGCAGCCGAGCGACACAACCCGGAAAGCTGACGCCATGGACCGCAACCTCCGGATCCGCATGCTGCTCGAGGCGAGCGACAAGGTCACCAAGCCCTTGCGCGATATCGTCGGCGGATCCGCGAAGGCGGCAGCGGCGCTGAAGGTCACCCGGCAGGGGCTCAAGGATCTGAGCGCGCAGGCACGCGCGATCGGCGAATTTCGGATCGGCCAGGCCAAGGGCGGGGAGATGTTCGGGAAGATCGACGATGCCCGTCGCCGCATTCGGGCCTTGCGCGACGATATCGCCCGCACGGATGCGCCAACCAAACGCATGACCAACGCCCTCGCGTCGGCGGAGGCGGCGGAACGTAAGCTCGTTCACGCCAGCGAGGAGCATAGCGCGGAGCTGACGCGCATGCGGTCGGCGCTGACGTCGGCGGGCGTCGATGTCCGCAACCTCGGCGCCCATGAGCAGCGGCTGCGCGACAACATCGCCGCGACGACCGCCACGATGGGTCAGCAGCGCGCGGAGTTCGACCGCCTCGACGAGCGCCAGACTCGTTTTGCGAGGGCGCGCGCGGGGTTCGCGCGGACGCAGAACATGGCGACCGGCATTGCCGCAGGCGGCGCGGCCGGCATCGCGACGGGCCGGACGCTCGCACGTCCGATCCTCGGAGCGGTCGAGGACGCGCAGGCATATCAGTCGGTCATGACCGACATCGCCCAGAAGGCGGATCTCGGCCGCGATCGTGCTGACCGCATGGGGCGCAACCTTCTCGCGGCTGCGCGCGCCGCAAACCAGATGCCCGACGAACTGCAAAAGGGCGTCGACACGCTGGCGGGGTTCGGCCTCGATCCGACCAAGGCGGTCGCGATGATGAAGCCGATCGGGCGCGCGGCGACTGCGTACAAGGCGGAGATCGCCGACCTGTCCGCCGCGGCGTTTGCCGCCAACGACAATCTGAAGGTGCCGATCGAGCAGACCGGGCGCGTCATCGATATCATGGCGCAGGCCGGCAAAAGCGGTGCGTTCGAGATCAAGGACATGGCGGGCGCGTTCCCGGCGCTGACCGCCGGCTATCAGGCGCTTGGCCAGACCGGTACCGGCGCGGTCGCGGATCTCGCCGCAGCGCTGCAGATCGCACGCAAGGGTGCCGGCGACTCCTCGACCGCGGCGTCGAATGTCGCGAACATCATTCAGAAGATCGCCTCGCCGGCCACGATCAAGGCGTTCTCGAAGTTCGGCATCGATCTGCCGAACGCGCTGAAGAAGGCCTACGCGGACGGCAAGACGCCGCTCGAGGCGATTGCCGAACTAACGAAGAAGGCGACGGGCGGTGATCTCGGCAAGATCGGCTTCCTGTTCGAGGACGCCCAGGTGCAGCAGGGTCTGCGTCCGCTGATTCAGAATATGGAGGAATATCGGCGCATCCGCGCGACCGCGGCCGGCGCGAAGGGCACGACCGACACCGATTTCGCCGAGCGCATGAAGGACTCGGCCGAGCAGACCAAGCAGTTGAAGATCAACGCGCAGGTGCTATCGGTGTCGCTGGGCTCCATGCTCTTGCCGGCGGTCAACGCGATCACGAAACGTGCCTCGGCTCTTGCCAGCGGTCTCGCGCGATGGACCGAACGCCATCCAGTGCTGGCGAAGGCGATCGCGATCAGCGCAGCGGTGCTCGCCCTGCTTTTCATCGTCCTCGGGGGTGCGGCGATCGTCATCGCCGCGATCATGGGGCCGATCGCCATCCTCAACGCCGGCCTGATCGCCATGGGCGTCGCGGGCGGCACCGCGTCTATTGGGCTGCTGCCGATCCTCGGCACCGTTCTCGCGATCGTCGCGGTGATCGCGCTACTCGCGGGCGCGGTGTACCTGATCTACGCGAACTGGGGTCCGATCACCGCGTGGTTCGGCTCGCTGTGGCAGGGGATCGTCGGCGTCGTCACCGGCGTCCTCGGCTGGTTCGGCGCTCTCCCGGCGCGCTTCGGTGAGTTCGGCCGCAACATGATCAGCGGAATGATCAACGGCATCACCGGCATGCTGGGAGCGCTGAAGGCGACGATCGTCGGGGCGGCGTCGTCGGCCGCGAACTGGTTCAAGCAGAAACTCGGCATCCGCTCGCCGTCGCGGGTGTTCGCGGGCTTTGGCGGGTTCATGATGCAGGGCCTCAGCAACGGCATCGCTGGCGGCGCGCGCGAACCGGTACGTCGGATCGACCGCCTGTCGCGCAACCTGACCGGTGCCATGTCCGCCGCCTCGCTACGTCCGCCCGGTATGATGACCGACGAGGATGCGCCGGTGCGCCGGGTTGATAGCCTGTCGCGCCGTCTCACCGCCGCGCTTGCGATCGGCTCGGCGCTGCCGGCGCTGACGCCCGCAACCGCGGCCACGCCTGGCGGATCCGCAGCCTATGGTCGCCCGGCCCCCGCGCCGGCACCGATCACGATGAACATTTACGGGGCGCCAGGCCAAAGCGAGCAGGCTCTTGCCGAGAAGATCGAGCGTGCACTGGAACGCCTACTGAACCGCCAGCGCGCCATGTCGCGATCGTCCTTTTCTGACACGCCTGATGGAGCCGACCTGTGAACATGATGGCCCTCGGCATGTTCGTCTTCTCGCTGCCGACGCTGGCATATCAGGAGATGCAGCGCAAAAGCGCCTGGCGGCACGCGAGGAGCGGCCGGATCGGCGCGATCGACGCGACGCAGTTCGTCGGCCGCGAGAACGATACGATTGGCTTGTCGGGCACGGCCTATGCCGAACTCATGGCGGGGCGCGCTTCGCTTGACGATCTGCGCGACATGGCGGCCAAGGGCGAGGCGTGGCCGCTGATCGACGGCACCGGGCGGGTCTACGGCGCCTTTGTCATCACCGGCATCGACGAAGGCATGAAGGAGTTCTTTGCGGACGGCACGCCGCGGAAGGTCGACTTCACCGTCGAGCTGCTCGAGATCGCCGATAGCGCGGCGGGTGCGGCATGACGGCGGTCAACAACGTCCCCGACTTCAAGGTCACGCTCGATGGCACCGATCTGACCGATCGCATTCGTCCGCGCCTGATCTCGCTGCGCTTGAGCGAGAAACGAGGCGGCGACGCCGACCAGCTCGAGATCACGATCGACGATTCGGATGGCAAGCTCGCGGTGCCGCGTGCTGGCGCGACGCTGACGGTACAGCTCGGCTGGTCCGCCGGCGCCGACGTGACGGTCGGCCTGGTCGACAAGGGCAAATTTACCGTCGACGAGATCGAGCATAGCGGCCCGCCCGACCAGATCACGATCCGCGCACGCGCGGCGGACTTCACCAGCGCCATCGCCATCCGGCGCGAGAAGAGCTGGCACGACACGACGCTGGGCGCGATCGTCAGGGAGATCGCCGGCCGTAACAAGCTGACGCCCCGCTGCGCGCCCGCACTGGCGTCGATTGCAGTCAAGGCGATGGCACAGACCCGGGAAAGCGACATTGCGCTCCTGCGCCGGCTGGGGCGGGAGAACGACGCCACGGCGACGGTGAAGGCCGGCGTGCTGATCCTCGCGCCCACCGGCGCCGCCACGACCGCGACCGGCGCGGCGATCCCCGCGCTCACTATCCGGCGCGGCGATGGCGATCGTCATAGCTTTCGGATCAAGAAGCGCGACGAGGCCGGCAGCGTCTCGGCCGACTGGCACGACCGCAAGGGTGCGAAGAAGAAAACGGTAACGGTCGGCAGCGGTACCGGCGAGACTAAGCGGCTCACGCGCACCTACTCGTCCGAGGATGCCGCCCGCCGCGCCGCGACTGCCGAGCAGGGCCGTGCCGCACGCGAGCCGCGCACGCTGGATCTGGGGCTCGCCCTCGGCCGGTTGGAAATTTACCCTGACCGCCCGGTGACGGTTGCGGGGTTCAAGGCTGAGATTGATGCGGTGAAGTGGCTGGTTTCCGATGTCTCTCACGAACTGATCGCCGATCGCGGTTTCACGACGGCCCTAACGCTGGAGAGCGCAGCGTAGCCGACATTGATTTAATGACGGCTTTCGCCCACATTCGGACGCCCCTGTGGGTAATCCCTAATTCCGAAAGCGGACATCCGCTCAGCAAAATGATCTCCGATGCTCGAGTTTAGAGAGGGAATTTCGAGAAAGCGGCAAAGCTGACGGCTGTCAGCCCCATCGGGCAAAACCGCTGTCCCGCCCGACGATCGTTGCGAGAATTCTAATCTGCCGCGAGCGGCTAAACCTATACCTGAACCGTAGCTCGAAACCCTGCTATCACGAGACGGTGTTAACATGGCACTATCCCAGTCAAGCAACGGTGCATCGGAAGCGACCGTATTCAAACGCCTAACTTGGATGAATCATACACAGCGAATTAGCGGGAGATGGGGCGGGCGCTTGTATCAGAATAAGGATCATGTACGGTTACGCCGTGCGGGCATGATGCGACATTCGTCGCATCAGCTCTTACGGGCTATTCTTATCGACCAAGGGAAACCTTAGCTCGTGCTGCCTTCGAAAGAGGGCGTAGTTGCTTTCATTTACTTATGCCCGCACACCCGGAGTCGCGATGAGTGATAGTAATGAACTAGCTCCCTTATGGCTTACCGCTAAGGCTAGAATAAATTCAGAGCGACGATTGAGAGCGTATGCGCTAATAAGTCACCTTTTGCTAACGTGGTATGCTTTCTGGTCTATCGTTTTTAGTGTTTATCAGTCTAAAATTGGTGGTGCCATCGGCGACGTTGATGCTGCTAATCTCGGTATTATTTTATCGGTGCTGACGTTCGGCTTGTCGCTCGTTATTTCAGGGTTCAAGTTTGAGGAGCGAGCGAGTACGTACCGCGAATGTTACCTAAAATTACAATCGTTGTATCGGAATAAGGACGCAGCAAACCGATTGTCTACTTACCATGATTTGTTAGATCACTATCCGAATCATTCGACTAGCGATAACGATCGCGTTATTTTCGATGGATGGCTACGAAATCAGCGCGTGAGCAATTCCAACGGTTTGATACCCGTTACCGTCCTCCTCGTTGCGACGCAGATCGCTAGAAGACTGGCGGCCTGGATCATTACCGCTGCGCTTTTCTTAGCGCCACCCGTAGCGTTTATGTGCACCTAACGGCTGTGGATCAGCGTATATTTTTTACCGCCGATGCGCTCAAGGCAACATTCGATGGGCATGTTACGAAATCACGCGCGGTTGGACTGGACGGCGTAAGGCTTAATCACTTTAGTAAATCAATAGATGCAGAAGTATCCATCATCGAGCAGAAGGTTTTCTCATCGCTATATGGTTTTACTGGATACCGAGAGAAGCTTATCTCACGGGGTGCATCAAAACTGCCACGGCAGCTTTCGATTCCTACGGTACGCGATCGACTAACCCTAAGATCAATTTGTAACTGTTTGTCAGTGCTTGCTCCTCATGCGCACGCCATGCCGCCTCATGCGCATGTGAAGGCTATTGCAAAACATGTCAGGGGATCGGACGAGCCACTATCATTTTTACGCATGGATGTTCGAGACTTTTTCCCGACTATAAATCACGAACTGCTTACCAATGCCCTTGTAAAAGCGGGCGCTGAACCATTTTTGGTCACGTTGATATTATCTGCGATCCGAAATCCTACGGCTATACGGCGATCCGGTAAAATTAATACGATTGGCGTGCCGCAGGGCCTTAGTATCTCGAATATTCTATCCGCAATATATTTGTCCGAGTTCGATGCCGAACAACGTAAGCAAGGTATCTACCATCGATATGTCGACGACATATTAGTCGTCGCCCCTTCGCAAGAAATAAATAAACGCTATATAAGCCTGTTTACGCAATTAAATGCTCTTTTGCTTAAGCCACATCCATTAGGTGTGCCTGGTAAGACCGAAGAGAAACGAATATCGGAAGGCGTTGATTATCTCGGTTACCGAATAAGCAAGGATGACATTGGAATACGGGCGTCTTCCTATAAAAAGATGTTTGGCAACCTATTGAAGGTTCTAACATCTTTTCGATTTTCTAAATCTATGGAAAAGACGCTATTCAAACTTAACCTTAGGATAACCGGCTGCTTCATTGATGGGCGCAGGCGTGGATGGCTAATGTTTTTCTCCCAGACAGAGAATTTAGGGCAACTAGCCCGGTTGGATAAGTTTGTTGTACAACAGATGACTCGGTTGAAGCTCAGATCTGTATTAGGTGGTCAAGCTACCTTCCTAAGAAGTTATCATGAAATTCGCTATTTCGGAGAGGCCTCGCGCTATATTCCTAACTTCGACACCTACACCCGGTCGGAAAAGGCGCAAACGATCGCATTGCTAACCGATAAGACTCTAGCGGAAGTCGAAGCAAGGAATGCGGAATTTATCGACGAACAGTTCGATAAGCTCATCGCCCGAGAGGTGTCAGACCTTGAGGCAGACGTGTTGGCTGCGCTGTCTTGAGCTGCGACCGACGATAAGCAAGGAACTCTCCCGACAGCTAAAACCGGTGCCGTGCGCTGCGAGCGGAGACGGAGGTAGCCGTTGGAAAAAAGGACAACCTCGCAGTGTCGGTTATTGTCCTCCGCATTCCCGAAAGCCGCCGTTCCGCTTTCCTTCCCATCCCGGCCATTCCGCTAATGCCCGCTAGTATCCCATCGCCTCATCCCACGGCATCACCCGATGGACAGACGACACCTGCTCATTCGGGACTTCGAACTCTGCGGCAGGGTTGAACTGTCGAAGAATCACAACGGTTGGGCGCCGCCGCACCAACTGCTTAATTAGGACGTGACGGATCTCTTCGCCGTCAAATGTTGGACCGCGCAACTGCACCACCACGTCATCACCAACGCCGGGCGACCGCTTAGGATCGACGAGAACACGGCTTCCCGCATCAAATCGCGGCTCCATCGAGTGCCCCGATACCGAGACGACGTAGAGGTCGGGCCTGCCGGTGACGCCGATCGGCCGAGTCATAAAATCAAGGGGTGCGGACATATGCACCTCTGTTTGCTCGACAGTTACTACGATCCCGTTGCAACCGTCGAATTCCAGGTCGGCACCGAGCGCTGTGCCATAGATGGGCAACGTCTTGGGAAGCCGTCGAAGCGCTTCTAGAGTTGTATGGCCGTCCGCCGGGATCGTGCGTTCAATACCCTGATCGCGTCCGAGCAGCCAATCGGAAGTTGTGTCGAGGATATCTGCAATCGCATCGAGCCGGTCGAGCCCCGGCATATGGCCAGCCAGGATCGCGCGAATAGCGTCTGGCTTGTTCAAGGCCGCAATCGACACCTCACGAGCTGACATATTCTTCTCGGCAATCTTCGCCGAGAGTCGCTCTTTCAACACGTCAGGTACGTTCTTTCTCATGCTGCACTCATGACGCATGAAGTGACGCATGGCATGCGGAATATTTACGTTGACGGGTGCCGCAAATGTGACGTAAATATGCGTCATGAGCGCTGCATACCAGAACGCATTGCGAACGATCGCCGACTCGTACGATGCCGAAGTCGCCCGCTGGGGTGGCAAATCGCTGTCGCGAGTTGCAACGATTGTCGTGAGCAGCGGCGCATTTTTCACCCGGTTGCGCGACGGAAAGACCTTCTCCGTCACCAATCTGGAAAAGTTCGCTTCGTGGTTTCGGGTACCTGCGAATTGGCCTGATCATACAATACCCCGTGACGCGGTTGCCGCATTAATCAGCATCGGTCGCCCACCTCTCCCTGCTAACGCCATGCCGCATCTATACGGCGCGACTCACGCATCCGTCGCTTTCGATCGATTGCCGGTTTTGAAGCGGGCAGGAGCATGACGATCGCGCGCCCGCCTAAAACGTTCGCGCAGGCAACGACGACGATCGCTGGTTTGCTGAGCTGGGAGGCCATGAGGAAGATCGTCAAGCGGTCGACGCGTACGATCCGGTACTGGAGCCAGCCGAACTGCAAGACGACGCCGATGCTGCACCAAGCGGCTGCGCTCGATGCCGCGTATCTCGCAGCCGGCGGTGAATATGCACCCTATGCCCAGGCACTCGCGTTCGCGGTCGACGTCGAATATTCCAGCGAGATTGCCTGTTACCGGGCGCTCGCTGCCGACACCGCCAAGTTCGTTCGCGAAGCCGGCGAACTCAGTGCAGCCCTTATTGAAGCCGGTCAACCCGGTGCCTCCCCGCACGCCCATAGTCGTGCGCTGGTCGAGGCGCAGGACGTTGAGACGGCACTTGGCGCGCTCATGCGACGCCTACCCAAATTCTTCCGGTTCGGCGCGGGGTCGCACTCGGGGAACACCGGGGGGACCCAATGACTATTTCGAAGCCTACCAAGCACAGAATTCCCGGGCTTTCCTGTCCGCATTGCGACGGTCCGGCTGGCATCCGTAACAGCGCAGCACTGACTACGACGGTTCGTCACATTCGCTATCGCTGTGAGAATGACGAGTGCGGTCATGTGTTCGTCGCCGAGCTGCAGGTCATCCGCACGATCGTGCCGAGCGCCCGTCCGAACCCGGAGGTCCGCCTCCCTTTTTCGAACCCGAACGTCGGTCGGACCCGACCGGTACCGGCGAATGACGACACCCGCACACCGGCCAACGACGACGTCGCGACGTCGCCGGCCGTGATCGGACCCGCGCCCAGCTGAACCCGCGGGGTACGCCGCGCCCGTCATCCCCGCTGACTGAACACCCGGCCGCAAGCTCCCCGCTTTCGGCGACGCCACACCTTTGCCTGAAGAGGATTGAACCATGCTTCATGTATCATCGTCGACCCACCGCTGTTTGGCGCTCAAGACTGCGCCGATCGCGCCGGTCACCCCGGCAGGGTACCTTCGTCTCCGCCGAAACGCCGCTGGCGTTTCGGTAGCAGACGCCGCCAAAGTCATCGCACCGAATAATCGGGCTAAAGGCGCTGCGTTAATCCGCCTGCTTGAAACCGACGGTGCCGCTGCCCGGTATGTCGAAACGATCCACGCACTCCGCGACGCATACCCTGTCGACGCCGATGTCTACCTCCAGCTGCGCGACGGCCCAGCCGCTACGCATCCGCGAATTTGCGCCGGTTGCGGATGCAGTCATTGGGATCCGTGCGTCGCGCCCGATGACGTCGGCACTTGCACGTTCGCGGACGAAAAGACCTGCACGCGCTGCAGCGGTGCGGCCTTTCCGCTCACGGTGTACCAGTGAACGTCGCCACCGCTTCGACGGCGCCGCGCCAGGTCGAACGTTGCATGCGTCGCCGCCGCACCGCAAAGGTGGTCCTGCTGATTGCGTTCGCTTTCGTGTGGATCCCGGTCGCCATCATGATGGTCGTCGCGGGCATGCCGGATCGGCGCGCGTAATGTCGGTTGCTCTGTTTCACGACATCGGTGTCGGACTGTTCGTCGCCTCCGGTGCGACCGCGGCTGGCGCCATTGCCAACAGCCTAATTCCGCAGTGGCCGCGCATCGTCAGGCTTGCCCTCGGTGAGATCGAACTGCCGCTGCAAGTGTCGGACGGCATTTCACACCCTTCGACGAATGGCAGTCGTCATCAACGCATCCAAAAGCAGGGTCATTCATGATGATCAGCGCTTCGCACAATGATGCTCGCGAGGCCCCGGTGTTTTCACAGTCAATCAACTGTTCCCCAATGCGGGAACAGCGGGGCTATCCGATCGAGATATGGCGGATGGTGGGCATGCAAACCGCGTTCGAAATCCTCGGCGGTAAGGGCAGGCTGGCGAGCGCTCTAGGCATCACCGTTCGCTCGCTGAACTACAAGTTAAACGCTGAGCGTGGCGTGTCAAACTTGGACCTGACGTTGGCGGCAAGCACGCTCGAAACACGCGGCAAGAAGATGCTCGATCATGCCCGCAAGCTACGTGATGGGATCGAACCTCAAGCCAAATGCATGGGAACTGCTGAATGAGCGCGCGCGCCCTGATCCGACAAGCTGATCTTGCGCGTGTTCTTCGCGCTGCGGAGAAAGTCGGCATCCCCGTTCGGGTTGAGATCGAGCCCGGCCGGATCGTTGTCACGACGGGCAGGGATATCGTGCCCGCAGGCGCCAACAGCTTAGACGAGATGTTTGCATGAAGCGGCGTTGGCTACCGAAGCATGTCAGCACGTTTCGTGATCGGCACGGTAAGGCTCATTACCGGTATCGTCGCACCGGCTTCGTCACCTACTATTTCAAGAACGAGCCCGGGACCGAGGCGTTTCTCGCAGAGCTGCGTGCGTGCAACGACGGCGTTAGCGCCCCGGAGATCGAAGTCGGCGCCAACCGTGCTGCCGTCGGGACGTTCGACGACCTGCTTTCCCGCTATTATCGCTCGCCGGATTTCCTCGATCCAGGCGAGCGTACGCGCGTTGTCTATCGGGGAACGCTCGAGCGCTGGCGTTCGCGGACGCGCAAGGGGCGGCGTTACGGCGAGATCATGGTGCGTGAGCTGCAGCCGCGTCATGTCGAGGCGATGCTTGCGGAACTCCTGCCGCACCGGACGTCTGCGAACATGCTCCGCAAACGGCTCTCTGCGCTGATGAAGTTCGCCATGCGCATCGGCATGGCCGGCACGAACCCGGTCATCGTCACGCGTCCCTTCAAGGTTAGCGGCGGAGGGTTCCACAGTTGGACCGAGGAAGAGATCGCGGCTTACGAACGGCGCCATCCGATCGGTACGGTCGCGCGCCTTGCGTTCGACCTGATGATCTGGACGGGCCAGCGCGGCGGTGACGCTCGCAAGATGGGTCCGGCCAGCGTCCATGACACCCGGCTCGAACTGACTCAGGAAAAGACGAAAGTCTTCGTGTCGCTGCCGATCATGCCCGGCTTGGCGGAATCGATCCTCGCAACGCCGACGGTAGGCGCGTTCTTTGTCGTCACCGAATTCGGCAAGCAATTCTCGGTAAAGGGTTTCGGCAACAAATTTCGCCAATGGTGTGACGAGGCCGGCTTGCCGAACTGCTCGGCTCACGGCCTTCGCAAGGCCGCCGCGCGGCGATTCGCCGAGGCAGGTTGCTCGAACCAAGAGATCAAGGCCTGGACCGGTCACACGACCGACAGCGAGGTCGCGCGCTACACCGCAGCAGCCGACCAGCGCACGCTTTCAGACACCGCCGCCGACAAGCTTCTGGCTAACCTTGCGGAAAGGTTAGCCAAAGATGCCGCTAAGGCGTTGAAATTAGGGGAAAATAAGTGA